GGGAGACCGCGGAAGAGTCAAAAGACTATGGCTCAATTGCGGACACAGATAAGTGAGCATTTGCCAGACGTTATAGAGGTTCTAGCTAATGCTGCTAAGCAAGGAGATGTACAAGCTGCCAGGATTCTCGTGGAACGATGCGTACCATCGATGCGGGCGCTTGACCAAAACATAAATGTAAATGATTCGGTAAGAGGATTATCTGACAAAGATCTGTTAGACCTGATGAGCGAATTCGAACTTGGAACAGAAGAGAGGACTTAATTAATGGCAGCTACTACTAGAATTTTTGAAGACACTTACAGTGGTGGACAGGTTGTAACCGGGTTCACACTAACTGACGCAGGTACTGGTTACTCGGGTGTTCCAGTTGTTACCGTTGCTTCACCCGCGGTTGGTGGTGAAGACGCGACAGGAACAGCGGTATTGGACGGGACGGGGTTATTACCTCTTGATTCCATCACTCTTGACAGCAGCGGTTCAGGGTATATAGCGGCGCCCACAGTAACAGTGGCTGCACCTCCTTCTGGAGTTACAGCGACTGCAACAGCTGCTATAACGGCAGGCGACCCGACAACCTACCACGGAGACACGATTGCTTTAGTTGATTTTAGCGCACATGCAGTAGCGGTTACTATTGATGCAAGCACAATGTTAGGTGGATCTAATGGAACTGAAGGGTTCCAGAAATACACTATTACAGCGTTAGAGTGGTCTCTTAGTCACAGCGTGGCGATTACGTTTACAGGCACTGGCGTAACAAGCGCTATTCACTTGGCTCCAAGCGCCGGTAAATATAAATCTACTCCAATTACTAACGCGGCAACACAGCCAGGTGACGCTACGAACGCTGATATTGTGCTGACACCTGCGGCTGCTTGTAATGGTTTTGTTATGCTATATCTCCAGAAAGAGGCGTTTGTATAATGGCAACGACTATTAGTCCAGGTACAGTTACTGTAAAGATTACCGAAACGGTTTCTTTAAACAGTACTAATTACGATTCTGTAAATACGCTAACAATTCCTAATGTAAATGAAATTAGTCAGCGCATTGTGACATTACCACCGCAGGCAATTGTAGAGCTTTTTAAGTTTGCTTTATCAGTTGCTCCAGGGCAGTTTATGAAGGATGATGTGCAGTATGTAAGAATCACAAACAAGGACGATACTAACCCAGTTGCCATTAACGTAAAATATGCTACTGGTAATACGTGGACGAGAGTTCCTGCCGGGCGATCTTTTATATTAGGTTCTGCTGAAGTGAGCACACAATCCGTAGCCTCAGGAACGGTTGGCGCTCCAGGAATGTCAGACATAGAAGTAGTATCAGCGTATGGACCAACGGCTGCTGTTACTATGGATCTTGAATGCTACGTAGCATTAACCTAGGAGTTAGCGATGGCATATTATGATGAATTTTTAAGGATTCACAACCCACACATACCTGGTATCCAACGAACACAAGGCACAGTATCAAGGATGGCAATGCCAACGCGCTCTGGGGCTATGGGCACGTTAACGCCATCTTCTACAGCGCACTTACCAGTTGGTGGATCACCTCATCCTACCGGTTCATGGTCAACTGGTTATCTTATGAGTTTGCCCGGTAGATCTGGTGGTTCTACATGGGCACCTGGTACTAGGGCGAGCTTCTCCCCTTGGATGTTTGGTTCGTCTGGCGCGGTTAAAAGGGGCGCTGGTGATCGAAACATATCAGATGCTATGTACATGGCAGCGAATCAACGCAATCCTTGGGAAGAAGAGGAGGAGTGGTTGATGGGACGACAAGGTGGTATGAGTCAGGGTGGTTATCGTGGCTTCGCGTAAACCTAGTTCACAGAAAAGAAATTGGCTTGGTAAAGCCTCTGCAAGTATGAAGCGGCGGGGCACGAAGGGCGCATTCAGTAGCTCTGCAAAAAAGGCAGGTATGTCAACGGGTGCGTATGCTAACAAAGTTCTTTCAAACCCCAAAGCTTCACCTTTACAGAAAAAACGAGCTAACTTTGCAAAGAACGCAATGAAGGCTTCCAAAGGAGGTTGATATGCCCGTAGTAGCAGGTAAACATTATTCGTATTCGAAGAAGGGGAAAGCAAAGGCAGCTAAAGCAGCTAAGGCCAAAGGCGTTCCTGTGAAATATAAAGCGGGTAGTAGAAAGAAATCGGCTTCCAAACGTAGCTATTAAGTAATGGCTATAATTAGCAATGTCCAGAAGGTTGTTATGCCTGCTGCTACGAAGGGCATGCCTGAGGTCATTACCTACTTGAACGAAGAACCTTGGTCGGCTGGTTCTGATGTTATCGTGCTCACCAATGGTGGTTCTTTTTATAGACGTGTGGGTAGCAATACTGATATACTAAACTCTCCTATCGTTGGCGCGGATATTGTTATCCCTGTACTATCTTCTGTTATTCACGACAAATTCCCCGCGACCGGGTATTTATTAATAGAGTCCGAGGCAATACAATATACTAGTTGGACTACCACATCATTTGTATTGGCTAGCACTGCTGAGCGTGGGGTTTTTGGTACTGCAGCGGCAAGTCATTCGGCATTGTTACCGATAGCAGAGATACTTCCTGGCGTCATAAGCAATATTGAATATGATACAGATGCTGGTCTTGTAAATGTATGGTCTACAGCCGAGCAATATGTGTGGGAATATAACGCGCAAACATTAGTGCATTCATTGGTATCAACCACGCCTGAAGTGTCTTTGTTTTCTATTCCAGATGATAATATCTCGTTGATAGAAATATAATGAGCCTTTCATTAGCGTTGGCCAATGGACTTCCTAAGGATGAGATCCGTGCTTTATTACTATCTGAAATGCAACGACGCTTGGAAGCGCGGAAGACACGCTGGACAGCACTCGATGGTCCACAAAAGAAGTTTGTTAATAGCGAGCATCCTCATATATTGTTTGGCGGAGCGCGAGGAGGTTCAAAAAGTGTTGGAATGCTTCTAGCATTTCGCAAGCATGCAGAGAGATACGGACGTGAGGCGCAAGGCCTTCTGTTCCGCAGGTCATTCCCAGAAACGGGCGAGCTAGTGAAGCTTGGTCAGTACGTCTTCGTGCAAGAAGGTTGGGAATGGAAAGTCGGGGAGCGAAAATGGGTTTCCCCCAGCGGATCCGTACTACAGTTGAAACACCTAGACGAGGATTCCGATGCGATGAAGCTTCAGGGGTTTTCGGTAACCTTCCTAGGTTTTGACGAACTCGGGAACTGGCCATCGCCAGAGCCTATCGATTTATTGCAGGCTACGATGCGATCTGCTGCCGGCGTGCCTGTTATCTTTCGTGCATCTGCTAACCCAGGCGGGCCAGGACATAACTGGGTTAAAGAGCGGTATATTGATGAAAATAGTGATGATAAGATATTTATATCATCTAAAATACAAGACAACAAACCCTTGATGGATAACGACCCGGGATACATAGACAGAATTAAAATGTCTGGTCCAGAGTGGTTGGTAAAGGCTTGGTTAGATGGCGACTGGAACATAGCTCCCGGTGCTTTCTTTGAGGGTGTTTGGGATCCTTCCAAGCATGTGGTGAAGCCATTTAGCATCCCGTTGGAATGGAAAAGATGGAAGTCTTATGACCATGGTTATAAATCACCAGCTGGATGTGTCTGGTTCACACAGGATTATGATGGTATAATCTATATCTACAAAGAACGCTATTGGAGTTCTAAGCCTAACAAAGGAGATGAAACACCAATAGAAGAGATAGCGAGGGAGATATTAAGTGCAGAGAGCGCTGAGAAAGCTAATGGAGTTAAATTTAAGAGTAATGTTGCAGATTCTGCGATCTTCATGCGTGACGGTCGCAGTAAAAGTGTTGCAGACGTATTTGCTGATTATGGTATTGTTTGGGAGCCTAGCTCGAAAGGTCCAGGCTCTAGAGTGCAGGGGTTGCACGAGGTTGTTGACCGGTTGGCTAATGGTAACCTCAAAGTGTTTGACTCGTGTAAGCACTGGCTTCGTACGGTGCCATCGCTACCTGCTGACCCTAAGAGAATTGAAGATATTGACACGAGCGCGGAAGATCATTTATTCGATGCGACAAGGTATGGATTGATGATTCGCAGGGCGAGAACAACTAAGCCCAAGAAGAAGGATATACCGCCTGGCAAGTTTACGTTAGCTTGGTTAGATAAGTTAGATACATTATACAAAGAGGATACAGAATGGCCGATCTAGACCTACAGTTACCACCGGGCTCGGGGATGTATCCTAATATTCCAACAGACTCCAAAGGGCTAATCAGGAAGTTCCAAAAAAATGTTGAGCTTTCGTATACCAAGTGGAAGGGATATTATAAGCAGATATCATTTGCTAGAAAATATGCATTAGGTCGGTTAAATAGTCGATCCAATATAATGACAACTTCCCAGGCCGTGCAAGAGGGTGGCAGGTTAATCAAAGGCAATTTAATTCACGCGACGCTGCAGGGATTACTTCCACACATTTATGCTCAGAATCCTGAGATAAAAATTAGACCTATGAAAGTGGTTGAGCCAGAGGGTTATGATTATCGCCCATACGACTTGTTTGCTCAAACAGCGGAGTTGGTGTTAAACAACTGTTTAGAAAAGGCTCATTTAAAGAGAATAGCTAAACAGATTCTACGATCTTGTATGACTAGCAAGATTGGTATTGTAAAGGTAACTTACCAACGTGATTATTATACAGACCCGTTAGTTAGTAGACAACTTAAAGACGCACAGGCTAGTTTAGCAAGAATGCAGGATGATATCCTCAGGTTACAATCTGAAGATAATTATTCTGGTGATAAAGATGAGTTAGTAGAAGAAATCACAAATATTATTGGTGGTTTAGAAGCTAATGTAGATGTGATGCAGCGCGAGGGTTTGAATCTAGGTTTTGTACGGCCAGAAGACTTTCGTATGGATACCTCGTTGGATTCTTTACAAGATTATGAATCAGCGCAGTGGATGGCCAACGTTACTTGGATGACGCCTAGCGATGCTATGGATCGCTTTCAACTGACAAAGAAAGATATTGGCGATTTTGTTATCTACAAACGAACGGCGACAGGTATACAAAATAGACTGACAAAAGAAGATGCCACATACTCTGCAGACACAGATAACGATGTGAATCTTGCTGTTGCGGTTTGGGAATACTGGGATAATACGACGCAGACGGTATATACTTGGATAGAAGGTGGTTCTACGTGGATTAAAGAACCCCTACATCCCAATAAGTTAGGTTCTGATTTCTTTCCATATTTTATCCTTGGCCTAAACTGGGTGGACGGACAAGAATGGCCGATATCAGAAACAGAATTGTTGATGGCCTTGCAAGACGAATATAATACGATTAGAACTCAGATGGCCAAGCATAGGGAGTTGTCTGCTCCATTCTTTGTTGCAGATGCTTCTCGTGTTAACTATGAAGATATAGAGGTTTTTAGTAACGCGGCTATCGGTGAAATCGCTCTCATCAACGCTGGAGGGCAAGGAGTTAATCAGGTATTTCAACCCGCTGTACCACCACCTATGAATCCCGTAGTATATGATACAAGTCCCATTCGGTCTGATATGGAATGGATTAGCGGCTTAGGTGATGCACAACGCGGTGGTATTATGCGTGCAAAGACTGCAACTGAGGCTAACATTCAACAGGAAGGGTTAGCTACAAGAATTAACGAGAAAGTTGATCAAGTAGAAGGTTGGTTGCATAAGATAGCTAAGTATAGTTTGGAGATATTGATACAGGAAATGTCGCCTGAGATGGTTTTCGAAGTAGCCGGGCCTAGAGCTTTCTGGCCTGTGTTAGAGATGGGTAAGGAAACCATGTATAACAATATCAATTGTGTAATAAAAGCTGGTAGTACAGGCATGCCAGACGAGAATGTAGAGCGCATGCGTTGGACGGAAATTATGCCGATTATCATGCAGAACTTGCAAATGATTCAAGCTATGCGGGAGACTGGCATTCCAGATCAATTCAACCCATACATTCAATTATTAGAAGAAACTTTAAAACGATTTGATGAGCGTATAGAGATTGGTAAATTTTTACCACCATTACCAGAAGCAGTGCAACAATGGTTGATGCAAACCGCACAGATGCAAATGACAATGGGTGATCCGAAAGGAGCAGGAGCTAAAATTCAGTCGCAAATTATGACACCACCACAGGAGTTAAACGAAGCAGTAAATGCGCCGGGGAATAGAGTAGCCCAGCGCACTCGTAATGAATATCGAGAACCACAGGGAGAAATTTAAATGGCAGAAGAACAGACGGAGATTACGCATCAAGAGCAGTGGGATAGTACACTCAATGTAATGCAAGATACTTTAGCAGAGTTGAGAGAGAATGAACCAGAGGTTATCGAAGCGCAAGAGGAACCCGTACATGACGAGCCAGAGCAATCCGCAGAGCCAAAGACCGATTCTGACACTCCCACCTACCAAGAAGCTGAGGCAGCACAAGAAGAATCCAGCAGTGGAGAGGTTAGCGCAGAAGCACCTGAAGCAGCAGAAGAAGCAGTTCAACCAAGCGAGGAGCGCCAAGCGAGGCCAGAGTTAGACGAAGAAGATGCAGAGGTATATGGAAACCTTAAGCCTAAAGCGCAAGAGCGTTTTGAGCATTGGATTAATCGAGCGAAGGAGTTAGAGGTTGAAAACACACAGTTAGAACAACCTAAGCAACTTCACAAATACGTTACAGAAAGCACTACAAATCCTGAGCAGTTGCAATGGGCTGTAGAGTTATTTAGAGGACTTAACTCGGGTGATTATAATGCTGCGCAAACAGCATTGCAATCATTAGATCAATTTGCTGATAAAATAGGGGAGGCGCTAGGTGTTAATAAATCAGAGAATGAGGCCTCTTCTTATTCTGATTTCGAAGATCTAAGCAATGCAGTTGAGAATCTTGAAATAAGTGAAGACTGGGCGAACCGTCTTGCCGGTGAGAGAACCGCGGAGACTTCTCAACACCAGGCTCAAGAACGATTTTCTCAAGTTAATGCGGAGCAGTATCAATATAATCAACAAGTTGCGCAAATGAAAGATCAAGCGTATAATGATATCGCGGCATGGGAACAGAGTATATCTTCTTCTGATGCTGATTATGCAGCAAAGAAAGATATTATGTTAGACGTTGGTAGAGATATAGCTGCATCAAATATTTCACCGCAGGATTGGCTGCCAACACTCCAACAACAGTATAATGTTCTTTCTCGTGGTATGAGTGCCGCTTCCACGAATGGAAATGCTAGTAAAAAGTCTGGGCCCCTAGCACCCAGCAGAACAAGCGGCGGTGCTGTACAACCTATGAGCCTCGATACGCCAGAAGTAACGCCAGAATTTTTGGCAGCGCATCTAGAGGCTATCAGGTCAAACGAATAACAGGAAGATGTCAGCTGGGCTCATCACCAGTAGCACGTATCGGCTTTCGTGTAGCCAACCTGTTCGGTATAATAATTTTTAAAAGGTATTTATTCTTATGACGACTACGACTGTAAATGCTGGCGTCTTAACCTCAAATGATATAACTCAATTGGGTTATGCTTCGCTAGCTAACTTCCTAAAGAATAAACCTATAGATCAGATCTCTCAGCAGAGACCCCTACTCAAAGCTCTAATGGCTAAAAAGAAGCCTTGGGGTGGTGGTGTAGGTGCTGGTAGTGGTGGTAGGATGATCGTCGAGCAGATTCGCGATAGCTATGGTGCAAGTAGCTTTAAGTGGTTTGGTGATTCCGCTGACAATATGTCCGATACCGTTGCCTACTCAACGAAAGATACGATTCGACAGGTTTATTACCCTTGGAACTCCGCCCATGA